ATTCAAGTTGTTCAAGACGATTTTATGTTGTCAACAGCAGCGGACATCGTCGCCGACCCTTCTGCTCCTGATGCTTTCGTAAGAGGTATTATGGAGTCAGTTGAATGGGTTTTTATTGATGGAAAATTTGAACAAAGACAGATAGAGGAGACGCAGAAGATGATTCGACGTACTCCATCTAAGAAATTAAATGAAGCCTCTATCGCGGCTTTTCAGAATTTTCTACAAAATCTGAAATAAATAAATAGATAAATAATTATAGAACTCATCCAGTTAACAGGAGAACACGATGTCAATCGAACAAAAAATCGCAGCGCTTCTAGAACAATCTCAGAACGCGCAAGAAGAGCAAGTTGAAGAAGACGCTGAAGAAGAAGTTGAAGAAACTTCTACTGAAGAGCCTACCGAAGAACTTACAGTCGACGTATCTGCAGACGTAGCCGCTTTAATTAACGGTGAAGAACTAACAGAAGAATTTAAAACTAAGGCTGCTACAATTTTTGAAGCAGCAGTAGTAACTCGTATCAAGGCAGAAGTTGCTAAGATCGAAGAAAAGTTTGATGCTACACTTGCTGAGCAAGTTGAAGAAATCAAAGAGGGTCTTGTTGAAAAAGTTGATGGATATCTCAACTATGTAGTTGAGCAGTGGATGACAAATAATGAGCTTGCCCTTGAACATGGTGTGAAGACTGAAATCATGGAAAGCTTTATTGCTGGCATGAAAGGTCTATTTGAACAACACTATATTGATGTACCTGAAGAAAAATTTGATTTAGTTAATGACTTGCAAGAACAAGCAGAGTCTATCAAGACAAAGCTTGACGAGCAATTGGCAGTTAACGTTGAATTATCTAAGCAAATCAATGAAATGAAACGTATCGCTGCAATCGGAGAATTCTCTGGTAGCATGGCAGATACAGACGCAGAAAAGTTTAAAAGCCTAGCTGAAGAACTTGCGTATGATGATGCAGAGTCTTTCAAAACAAAGCTTCAAACCATTAAAGAAAATTATTTTGGTAAGAAGACAACTTTTAATGTAAGCTCTGTTGTTACCGATGAACCAGTTCTATTAGATGAAGAAACCAAAACTGTTGATCCAGTTATGGCCGGATATCTACAAGCACTTAAAAAATAAACCATCCACAAAAGGAAAACTAAAATGACTACACGTCCAGAATTATTAAAAAAGTGGGGACCAATTCTTGAGTCCTCTTCCGCTCCAGCTTTCCGCGATGACTATCGCAAGCAAGTAACAGCACAACTTCTTGAGAATCAAGAAACTGCAATGCGTGAAACTGCACAAACACTTAACGAAACAGCTCCAACTAACTCTACTGGTGGTGTCATTGGTACTGCTGGTGGGGGTTCTATTCCTTCTACTGGTGGAGTAGCCGGCTACGATCCAGTTCTAATCGCTATGGTACGTCGTGCAGCTCCACAGATGATCGCTTATGACATCTGCGGTGTTCAGCCAATGACACAACCAACAGGTTTGATCTTCGCAATGAAGAGCAAGTATTCCACACAAGGTGGTAATGAAGCTCTTTTCAACGAACCAAAAACCGCATTCTCAGGCACTGGTACACACTCTGATACATTAGATGGTTCTACATTAGCTTCTCAGACAACTGGCACTGGTATTACTACAGCAACTGCTGAAGATCTTGGTAATGCTGGTAATCTATTTGGTCAAATGGCATTCAGTATTGAAAAGCAAGTTGTAGTTGCTCAAACACGTGCTCTAAAGGCAGAATACAGCTTAGAACTTGCACAAGACTTGAAGGCAGTTCATGGTCTTGATGCTGAAAGTGAACTAAGTAACATTCTTTCTACAGAAATCTTGGCTGAACTTAATCGTGAAGTTGTTCGTACAGTTTACACTGCTGCTAGAGTTGGTGCTCAAGCTGGTACAGCAACTGCTGGTACTTTTGACTTGGACGTTGACTCTAACGGCCGTTGGTCTGTTGAAAAGTTCAAGGGTCTAATGTTCCAAATCGAACGTGAAGCTAATGCTATTGCTCAGACAACACGTCGTGGCCGTGGTAACATCATCATCTGTTCTTCTGATGTAGCTTCTGCATTGGCAATGGCAGGTGTTCTAGACTACGCTCCAGCATTGAATGGCAATAATCTTAATGTTGACGAATCTAGCACAACTTTTGCTGGTGTTCTAAACGGCAAGTACAAAGTTTATGTTGATCCATATGCTGCTAACGCTAACGCTTCTAACGCAACACAATTCTTTGTTGTTGGTTACAAAGGTACTTCAGCATATGATGCTGGTGTGTTCTATTGCCCATACGTTCCACTAGAGAAAGTACGTGCAGTTGATCCAAATACCTTCCAACCAAAGATTGGTTTCAAGACTCGTTACGGTATTGTTGCAAATCCATTCACAGCATTGACTTCTGGTCAAAACATCTACTACCGTAAGGTAGCAGTTGCTAACTTGTTCTAATTGAACAAACATCCAGGCACAAAGCCTGGATTGTTAGAAGCCTTCGGGCTTCTTTTATAGGGAGTCTTCGGACTCCCTTTTTTCGTATAAATAACTATATGACTACTAAAATTCCAACTAACATTAATCCGTTATCACCTAATGGATATCTGTTTAGTCTTCAAAGACTATCAACACTGAGTTACTTTTGTCAAGAAGTATCGTTACCAACTGTAACATTGCCAACAGCAACTCAATTGACTCCATTTTCTAAGACTCCACTATCTGGTGATCAGATTGACTTTGGAGATCTTTCTATTCAGTTTCTTATTGATGATAAGATGGAAAACTATAAAGCAATTCATAATTGGATTGTAGGATTAGGATTCCCTGAAGACTATGCACAATACACTACTACGATTGGCAATGCAGTTCCATCAAGTATGAGTGAAGTTGCAAAATCATCTTCGGATGCTACACTTATTATACTTGGAAATGACAATAATCCTATACAGACTATTCAGTTTGCAGATTGCATTCCACAAAGTTTGCAGAGCATAACATTTACATCTACAGATCAAGATGTAGTATATCTAGTTGGAAGCGTAAACTTTTCGTATTCTTATTATAAATTTGTTTAATCACTAGCCTTCGGGCTTTCACTGAAATACATTATGAACATTGAAGAACTTCATGACCTTTGGGACAAGGATTGCTATATAGATGAAGATCATCTAGATAGAGAATCTGCAAAGACTCCTAACCTCCACTCAAAATATCTTCGCTTCCTTATACAACATAAGATGAAGCTGTCTGCGTTGCAGGCTGAATACAATACTATGCGACAAAAGAAATTTCGTTACTATCGTGGCGAGATGGGAAAGACTGAACTAGAAGAACTTAGTTGGAATCAATGGCAAGGAGTTAAACCTCTTAAGAATGAGATGGAAGAATTCCTTGAAGGTGACAACGACCTAAACAAGATCAACATAAAATGTGCATATATAAAAGGTATGGTTGAGGCACTAGAGTCTATCCTTGGTCAGATCAAAGCACGTGATTGGCAAATTAGAAATGCTATCACCTGGAAACAATTTGTTGCAGGTTCGTAATGATTACTATTGAAAAAATAAATGAAGTCCATCTTAGAATAAAAACAGAAGATGGAATTGCTCAAGAACTATCAGAGTTCTTTACGTTTGAGATGCCAGGCGCGAAATTTACCCCACAATACAGAGCTAAACTTTGGGATGGCCGGGTGCGCATGTTTGACTTGCACCGTAAAACCCTATACGTAGGTCTTCTTAAATATGCTCTTGAATTTGCAGAGCGTAATGGCTATGATGTTAAACTCACATCAGACTTTCTGCCAAAAGAAGTAATCACCAACGAAGAAGTATTAGACTTTGCCAAATGGCTACAGCCTTGCTCTCGTGGTAATCCGATTGAGATCTATGATTATCAAGTTGAAGCAGTAACACGCGCCATCAATGATAAGCGAACTCTTCTATTATCTCCTACAGCTTCGGGTAAGTCTTTTATAATCTACACTACAATGAGGTATCATCTTGAGCACAAGCGAAAGTGTATTATTGTTGTACCTACTACATCGCTAGTAGAACAACTATACACAGATTTTGAAGATTATTCGAGTGTCAATAAATGGAAAGTATCTAAACACTGTCAGAAGTTATACAGTGGATTTACTCGTGAGTTTGATCATGATGTAATGATCACTACTTGGCAATCTATCTACAAGCAACCTGCAAGTTGGTTCAA